ATCACTCGCGAGCACCTGCTCGCGAAGTGGCCTGCGATCGGCACCGAAGGCGCACCCGACGTGCCGTCTGCACAACCGGCTGCGCAGGAGGCTGCGTGAACAAGTGGACCTACTTTCGCGGGACCAACTTGCCAGCCTCAGTTCGGTCGATGCCACTTCGTCAACTGCTGGCTCATGAGATCGACAGCTTCGATACCACCGGTGCGCTTTGCGAGCCAGTCGCGCGGGCTTGCCGCCCGGGTCGGGGAGAGTGTGAACACGAGCCGGCCCAAGCCCCGGTGGCGAAAGCCGAATACTGCGCAGGAGGCTGCCTGACATGGTGCGAATCATGATCACCCGCGACTGCGACGAGTTGTCGGTCGGCGTCATTGCCGAGTCGAAGGCCGAGCAGCGAATTGCGCTGGCAGCGCTCAAGGCGCTGCCATCCCTCTTCAAGATCGACGCCGGGTGTCGGTGTACCCGCATTGGCTGCACGCGAAGTGATCCTCCATCGCCCCCATTCGGCCCCACGGCGCCGGCGCGGGAAGCGACTCCGTGAGCCCGTACGTCAGCTCTTTGCATTTCGGGCACACGCCACCGGCGGCAGGCTTGAACTTGGCTTCGAGCGCGTCCAGCCGGGCTTTCATCGCATCGAATTCCTGCGGCAAGCCGGTAATGCGTCTCCAGTTCGGAACGCGATCGAGTGCCTTGAGCACGTCTTCCAAGATTCCCATGGGTATCCCTGCCGTGGCGGCTGGAGTTGTGGAAAGCGAATGCTGCCACGGCAGGGCGCCCGCCTTTGAATACGCCGCGCAGGAGGCGGCTTGAACCATGACGTCTCCCCATGAAACAGCCGAGCTCGCGATCGCGGCCATCCTGCGCGACCTCGAGCTGGAGACCAGTTGCTACGTCGAGCGCCTGTGCATCGAGCAGCTCGACATCAGCAGCGTGCGTGATTCGCGGCAGCAGTTGATCCGCCGCGTCCAGATCGATCTGCGGCCTCAACCGGGCACGCGCTGGCGCGTGGAGCAGGGAGCCGGCTGATGTGCGGCTCATTGCGTCAACGCGAAGCCGGTGGCGCGTGTATGCCGGGCGCTGCCGATCCATTCGAGCCAGAGCTCGATGCGCAGGTCGTGCGGGCTGAGCCATTCGTGAATGCGCGTGCGCACCACCCACGCGCTGCTGCTGCTCAGGTAGATCACGTCGCCCACGGTCGGCAGCGGCACGTCTCGCGGCAGATGGTGCGGCGCGCGCCGCCGCTTGGGAAGGTGGTGCTCCTGATCGTCGGCAATGCAAAGGTGCACGTTGACGCTGGTGGCCTGGGTTGGCGACTCGCCGTACGACGGCGTCTCTTTCTTGGTCGAGGTCAAAGCGGGGCTCCATGAGCGTTGCGGTGAATTGATCTTCGGTGCCGGTGTGTGCAGGCCCTTCCCGAAATTCTGGAAGGGCCTGTAAATCAAAAATTTGGTGGTGATGGTTTGGTCGGGAGACGGGAAGTGAACGGATTCGCAGATACCGATTGGGAGCCGCGCGGGCTCGTCGGACATGACACGTTCCACGAGGCGTTGGCCGCATGCGTGGCAGCGTGCGGGGGCAACAAGGTGGTCGCGGCGCAGCTGTGGCCGACGAAGGATCTGCATGCAGCGCGTGATCTGCTGCTGGCTTGCCTGAACCCGCAGCGCAAGGAAAAGTTGGACCTCGACGAGCTGCTGGCGGTGATGCGCATGGCGCGCCTGCGCGGCTGCCATGCGGGCATGGAGTATTTGGCGGCGCGGCTGAGCTATGCGCCGCCGGTGCCGGTGACACCGGCCGACGAGTCGGACGAACTGCACCGCAAGTTCCTGCAAACAGCGGCGCAGATGCAGAAGCTGAGCGACCGCATTTTCGATCTGGCGCAGCGCGAGGCCCATCTGCCGCCGCGGGCCGCCTCGAACATCCGCTCGCTCTGACATGACCGGGTCGATGCACAGTCGCGTCGCCGAGCGCGATCAAGGCGAGCGCCTGAGCGCTGACGACGAGGCGACGCGCACCGAGGCGCAGTTTCTGGATCGGGCGCTGGAGATCCACGCGGCTCGAGCTGCGCGCGTGCTACGCGGCACGCCGGGTGTGTGCATGAACTGTCGCGAGGCGTGCCTGCCGCTGGCGGTGTATTGCGACGACGATTGCCGGGTCGATCACGAAGCGCGCGAGCGGCGAGGGCGCTGACCGGTGGCAAGCAACCTCAGCGACGTGATCCAGCAGATGCTGCAGGTCGGCATCGACGTGCCGGCGAACGTGGATCTGCACAAGGCGTTCGCTGGCTACCTGCGGTGGCGGCCGAGCGCCGAGAAGAAGGCGAAGAAGACTGCGTGGGCGCGGCTCTTCGAGTACGTAAGCCCGAAGTCGGGCCGGGTGTACATCACCGGCGCGTACGGCCTGCGCGGCGATCGCTGGGAAGTCGAGGCCACGAGTCACGAATGGACCGTGGCCGAGCGAGCCGAGTGGCAGGAGCAGCGCAAGGCCGCCGCGAAGGCTGCGGAGGTCGAGCGGGCGAAGGAGGCCGAGTCCGCAGCTCAGAAGGCGCAGCGCCTGTGGAAGGGCGGGCGCACCGAAGGCGCGAGCTCGTACCTCGAGCGCAAGAAGGTCGGCGCGTTCGGCATTCGCTTCGGCTTCAACTCGATGCTGATGGTGCCGCTGCGCGACACCGAGGGCACGCTGCACGGCCTGCAGTGGGTGAGTCCGGATGGCGGCAAGATCTTCGGCACCGGCACGCGCAAGGAAGGCCGGTTTCACCAGATCGGAGAAATCGACGACAAGCTGCCGATCGCGTTCGGCGAGGGCTATGCGACCTGCGCGTCGGGCTACATGGCCACGGGCTGGCCGGTGGTGGTGTGCTTCGATGCCGGCAACCTCGAGCCGGTGGTTGCGCAGTGGCGCAAGCTCTACCCGCACCACAAGTTCGTGATGCTGGCCGACGATGACCGGCACCTGCTGGTGCGGCTGTGCGAGCGCTTGGCCAAGCACGGTATCTCGACCACGCCTGACGAGCTCGGCAAGCTCGACGACGAACACGAGTGGACGGTGCCGGGCGCCGGACCCGACGGCGGCGATCTGATGGTGCTGCTGAAGGCCGGGTGGTCGAAGGACTCTGCCGGGGTGCCCTGCATACAGGGCAGCCTGCAGCTCGGCGGGCAGGTGCACACGCTGAACTTCGGCGCTGACGCTGCCGGCAAGGCGATTTCGCTCGGCGTGCCGACCGGCGGGCGCAGCGAGAACTTTCGCCTGGAGAACGCGGGCCGGGCGCGTGCCGAAGCGTGCGCGAAGCGCCATCGTGCGCGCGTGTTTTTGCCGCTCTTTGGCGATGCCGAGAGCGCGGGCACTGACTGGAATGACCTGCACGTCGCGGAGGGCTTGGAGACCGTCAGAGACCAGCTGCTGCGTGCGTTTGCGGCGCCCGAGACCGCAAAAAAAACCGCGAACGGTGGCCCGCAGGGCGGCGGCAAGAAAGGCCAGCCGCCGGCCGATACCGACGAGAAAGAGTACGTCGACTTCCTCAGCCGCTACACGTTGATTTACGGCACGACGACGGTGTGGGACGCGCAGGTGCGCGAGATCATGCGCATCGAGAGCGTGAAGCTCGCGCACGGCCGGCTGGCCGACTGGTGGCTCGGCCACCCGAAGCGCAACATGGTGCCGGCGAAGAACGTGGTGTTCGATCCGACCGGCGCGCTGCAGCTACCCGCGTATGTGAACCTGTTCGATCGCTTGCCGATCGAGCCGAATGCCGATGCCAGTTGCAAGCGGATCGTCGAGCACCTCTACATCCTGTGCCAAGAGAACGACGCGCTGTTCCACTGGGTGTGCTGCTGGCTGGCGCTGCCGCTGCAGCGGCCGGGCACGAAGATGCGCACGGCGCTCGTGCTGCACGGCCGCACCGAGGGCACCGGCAAGAGCCTGATGATGACGATCATGCGGCGCATCTACGGTGCGTATGCAAAGACGATCACGCAGAGCCAGCTGCAGACCGACTTCAACGGCTTCATGAGCGGGCTGCTTTTCTGCGTGGCCGAGGAGGTGGTGAGCCGGCAGGACCGCGCGCATCACCAAGGCCTGCTGCAGGACATGATCACCGGCGACACGGTGAACATCAACGAAAAGAACATGCCGTTGCGCAGCGAAGCGAACTTCACGAACTTCGTCTTCCAAAGCAACAACCAGATCCCGATGCTGCTGAACCCGCGCGATCGCCGCTACACGGTGATCAAGATCGAGCGCGAGCACGCGGAGGACTACTTCAAGGCCATCTCGGAAGAGATGGAGACCGGCGGGGTCGGCGCGTTCTATCACTGGCTGCTGCGGTACGACGTAGGCGACTTCAACGCGTTCACGCGGCCCTTCGAGAACCGCGACCGCATGCACCTGATCACGCTGGGCATGCAGCCGGACCAGCGATTCTTCTCGTTCTGGCAGGCAGGGCTCGCGGGCGTGCCGTTTGTGACTTGCGCGGCCGGCGATCTCTACACCGCGTTCAAGGCCTGGTGCAAGGTGCAGGGCGAGCGCTTCACGCCGAACAACACCAGCTTCGGCCGAACGATCAGCGAGGAGCTCGAGCGAATCAAGGCGCCGCCAAAGAGGAAGACGCGGTACCGCGCCTTCAGCGAGAAGGCGGTGGCCGAAGGCGACTGGAGCAGCGAGTCGAACGGTTGTGTCTCGTTGCAGGGGGTCGTGTACTGGGTGCAGGCCAGCATCGAGAAGCAGAAGCTGATCGACGACGAGGTAGAGAAGCCGCCTGACGGCGCGCCGGCGGTCGAGGTGGACGTGACCCTGCCGACCGAAACGAACACGCGTGTACAGCTGTTCCAGAAGGCGCTGCATGCGTTGATCGCGTCTGCACGGAGGGCGCTATGACCCACTCCGCCCGATCGTGGGAAGACCCGGGAAGGGTTATGCGGGCGGGTGTTCCCACGCGAGCCCGCGCGGGCAAAGGCTTTGCGCGGTTTGGGAAGGGTGGGAACAGTTTCCAAAACGCCCAATGCGTGCGTGTGCAGGCGAGCGTGCGCGGAGGAATGCGGATCAAGGGAGACGCATCTCGCGCATACGGCGCTTTCAAAAACTATTCCCACTCTTCCCAAAGAGCGGATAGCTATAGCTGGTGCGGCTTGCGGTGGGAAGGGTCTCGCTGTTTCTGCGTCCCACTGTTCCCAACGGACAAGCGTCTCGGGATGACGTTCAGCGAGATGCTCCTCGTGGCAGGTGTCGCTCGACCCATCGCAGGCCAGAGCCGTGGCGGTGATTCGGCACACACGAAATTCCAAAGGTACTCCTGGCGACCTCGCCACACGGGTAATTCGAACCCCGACCAATCTCCAGTTACGGCGTCGAGGCTCACTTGATTGACTCACCATGATGATCTCGGGCGTTCAGGGGATTGCCGATCTCTTCGGCGTCAGCCACCAAGCCATCGCCAACTGGCAGGCCGAAGGCATGCCGGTCGCCGTCAGGGGCGGTGCTGGCGCGCCCAGCGAGTACGACTCGGCGACCTGCATCAAGTGGATGGTCGATCGCGAAGTGCACAAGGTGCAGGGCGAGTCGCAGCGCGACCGCAACTTCCGCTTGCAGAACGAGATGCTCGAGATGGACCTCGCAGAGAAGCGAGGGTTGCTCGTGCATGTCGACAGCGTCGAGCCGCGCATGCTCGCCGCTGTGCTCTCGGCGCGCGAGTTCCTGATGCGTGAGTCCCCGCGTCTCGCCTCGAAGCTGGAAGGCCTGACCCAGTCGCAGCGCGACACCCTGCTGCGCGAATCATTCGAGGCCTTCCTGCGCAGGCTTGCGACATGGCGCACGGCCGCCGACGACCCGGAAGGCGACGCCGGATGAACGCCGTTCTCGAGCGCCCGCACGCGATCGACGCCACCGCGGCCGACGCCGCGCTGGCCGCGATGTTCGCGCGCATCTGGGCCGAGCTCGCGCCGCCGCCGCCGCTGACCATCCTCGAGTGGGCCGAGACCTATCGCATCATCTCGCCCGAGGAGTCGGCCACGCCGGGCAAGTACTCGATGGACAACACGCCGGCGCTGCGCGGGATACTGGCGTGCGCCGGCAACCCGAACGTGCGCAAGATCGCTGCGCAGAAGAGCGCCCAGGTTGGCTACACCGCAGGGATCGTCTGCAACGTCATCGGCTACCACATCCACTGGCGGCCGAGCGTTCAGGTCATCATGTTCCCGCGCGAGAAGTCCAGCAAAGACTTCGCCGCCGAGAAGTTCGAGCCGATGGTGCGCGCCACGCCGCAGCTCGCGCGGCGCGTCAACCTGAAGAGCCGCTCTGCGGGAAACGGCACCACGCGGCGCTCGTACACCGGCGGCCTGCTCAAGTTCGTCGCCAGCAACAGCCCGAGCGACGTGAAGTCGTCGAGCGGTCGCATCGGCATCGTCGAAGAGCCCGACGACACGAACAAGGACGTCGCCGGCCAAGGCAACGCGATCGCGCTGCTCGCCGAGCGCACCAAGACCTACGCCCCCGCCGACCTGCAGCTCATCGGCGGCACGCCCACGGCCAAGGCCACTAGCCTGATCGTGAAGGAGATGCGCGGCACCGATCAGCGCTACTTCATGGTCGAGTGCCACTCGTGCCAGGAGCGCCACTCGTTCGACTGGAGCAACGTCACCATCCCCGGCCACAAACTCGGCGACGAAGACCTCGCGCTGCCCGCGGCCGAGCTCGACAAGCGCTGGCCGCTGCGCGACGTTTACGCCCGCGCGCGCTGGGAAGACGCGTTCTACAGCTGCCCGCACTGCGGGACGGTCTGGACCGACGACGAGCGCATCGCCAACATCCGGCGCACAGCCGCCGTCGCACCGCTCTACGGCTGGGTGCCGACGGCCGAAAGCGCGACACCCGGCTTCTACCTCAGCGAGCTGCTCAGCGTCTTCGACGGCTCGCGCCTGCCGCTGCTCGCGCAGAAGTTCCTTACCGCGCAGCATGAGTTCGACAGCGGCGAGCCAGAGAAGATGGTCACTTTCTGGAATTCGACGCTCGGTCTGCCCTGGGAGTACCGCGGCGAGCTGCCCGAGGAAGAGGAGCTGCGCGAACGCGCCGAAGGCTATGCCGAGTGGAGTTGCCCGATGGGTGGCCTCGTGCCGCTGCTCACCGTCGACGTGCAGCACGATCGCCTCGCCGTCACTTGCTGGGTTGTCGGCCGCGGGGAAGAGATGTGGCTGGCCTTCTGGGGCGAGTTCCACGGCCGCACCGTCGTGCCGCACCAGGGCGCTTGGCTCGAGCTCGAGGCGTTGCTCACGCAGAAGGTGCGGCACGCCAGCGGCGCGTGGCTCGACATCGCCGCCGTCGGCATCGACTGCGGTGACGGCCAAACCAGCGAGGCGTCGTACGACTTTGTGCGCAAGCACCACCACCGCATGCGGCCGGTGCTGGCGCTGAAGGGCGCCAGTGATCGCGTCGGCACGGTCGAGATCTGGACGCGCCCGAAAGCGATCGATCCCAACAACCGCGCCACCAAGGCAAGTCGCGCCGGCGTGATGATCAACATCGTCGGCGTCGCCAAGGCCAAGGACCTGATCCTCGGCTGGGCACAAGAGGGCGGCCGCGTGCGGCTGCTCGGCCAGGGCCCCGGCCGCATGCATTGGTACAAGACCGTGCGGCCCGACTTCTTCGAGCAGCTGCTCAGCGAGATGAAGGTGCCAAGCAAGCGCAACCCGCGGATCCGCGAGTGGACCGAGCGCACTGACCGGCGCAACGAGGCGCTGGACTGCACGAACTACGCGCTCTACCTCAGTCGGCACCTGCGCCTGCACATCCGCAAGCCACACGAATGGCAGATCGTCGAGGCCCGGCTGCGCCAGGTCTCGCTGCCGATGCTCGATGCGCCGTGGGTGGAGCCTGAGGCACCGGCCCTCGAAGCACCAAAGACGGTGCCAGTGCATACGCATGCACCGGAGGCGATAGAAACCCAGAAGCCAGAGCCAGCACCACCCGAAAAGCGGCCAGCGGTTCAAGCGCAGCCCGCACCCCAGCACCACCGATCCGGGATCGCCAGCGACGAATGGAGCAGCCGCCTATGAAATCCTTCGCCCAGACCTTGTCGGACCAGCTCGCGAATCTCGCAAAGCAGCAGCGCTTCGCCGCAGTCGGCGCGCTGACCGACACGGCGTTCGAGATGCGCGCCGCGGTTCAAACCGCGATGCGATCCGGCTTCGACCGCCCGACGCCGTTCGTGCTGTCCGGCGTGCGCGTGCAGACGCCGCAGCAGCTCGGGAGCCTCGAGGCCGGCGTGCAGATCGACCCGGAAGGCACGCAGGCGTCGCCCGAGGATGTGCTCCGCGCCGAAGTGCACGGCGGCACGCGCGGGCTCAAGGGTGCTGAGCGTAGGCTGCAGGCGGTAGGCCTGATGTTGCCCGGCAGCTTCATGGTGCCGAGCAAGGAACTGCTCGCGCAGGGTCAGCTCGTCGACGCGTCCGGCAACGTTCGCGGCAGCTTCATCCGCACGCTGCTGAGCTATCTGCAGGCGTTCAACACCGCCGGTTTCACGGCTAACGCCAGCAAGCGCACGCGCGACAGGATCGCGGCGAAGGGCAAGAGCGCGAACGGCTTCGCTACGATCAACGGCGTCGCCTACTTCGTCAGCAGGGGTCGCGGCGAGCGCAACGGCAAGCAGCAGCACCTCCCGGCCGGGATCTGGGCGAAACGCGGCATACACGGATCGAAGGTCTATCCGGTCTTTCTGTTCGTCTCGGCGCCGCGCTACACCGAGCGGCTGCGATTCTTCGAGATCTGTCGCAACGTGTCCGAGCGCACGTTCCCCGTGCGGTATCAGGCGCGACTCGCGCGCGCACTGGCCACGGCGAAATGATCGAGCAGGTGGCCACCAAAGGCAAAGCGCGGGAAGGCGCCGGCCGCGCCGCAGCAGTGGAGCGAGCGCCTGTGATCCACGAGAACCTGCAGCACCTCCACCGCTGCCTTGCCATCGGCTTGGCAAAGAGAGCCGGCATCCCCGGCAAAGAGGCGATCGAGTGGGCGACCGCGTGCATCGAGGTGCTGCAGGAGGAGGTGGGCGGCGATCGGCTCGGCTCGAAAGGGATATACATCCCCGCGCCCGACTACCGGCGCCGCAGGAACGACCGAATCATCGAGCTCATGGGCCCGCCGCCGCACAGTCGGCGCCGCGTTCGCGAGGTCGCAGCGATGGAGAAATGCCACGTGTCCACGGTGTGGCGAGCGCTGAACGCGCTGAAAGACGTGGCCCTTGAAACCTGATGGAGAAGACGATGACCCCACTCGACACAGTAGCCGCACAGCGTGACGCGTTGAGCATGAAGAACCGCGAACTGGCCCGCCAGCTCGACGCGGCGAACGCCGAGATCGCACGCCTGAAGGGCGGGTCCATGCCCCAATCGCCGGCCTCTCATCAGGTGTCGGCAGATGGCGCTTCCATGGTGCCGGTCACACGACCCGTGAAGGCCAGCCGACCACCGAAACCGCGCTGACGCTCGCATCCATTCCGTAGATTTGCGAGCGGTGGTGCGCTGACGATGCGCACCCATGAGTACAGCAACTGACCGTCTCGCCCGCTACATCGCGGCCGAGACCGAGATCCTCCAAAGCCAGGAAGTCCGCCAAGACCTCGGTGACGGCCGCGGCTATCGCATGCTGAAGATGGCCGACCTCGAGGTCGTCCGTCAGGTCATCAAGGACCTGCAGCGCGAAGTGGCCGCCGAAACGAGGAACGCCGCCGGCGGCTTCGGATACTCGCTGGCCGACCTCAGCGGGGACTGCTGATGGACACCACCGGCGGCGAACCGAACGACTTCGGCGCCAACTGGCTCGACAAGGCGATCCTCTCGATCTCGCCGGGCTGGGCCGCGAGTCGCATGCGCGATCGCGTGATGTTCGCGTCGTACGAGGCCGCGTCGCCGTCTCGCCTGCGCAAGTTCCGACGCGACCAGTCGGGCCCGAACCGCCTCGCCGAGAAGGGCGCGGTCGCGCTGCGCACGCAGATGCGCTACCTCGAGCGCAACCACGACATCACGAAGGGCTCGCTCGACGTCCTGGTGAACAACACCGTCGGCCCGAACGGCATCGGCGTGGAGTTCCAGCCGCGCAAGCTCGACGGCACGATCCACGAGGAGTACGCCGCGCTGCTCGCCGAACTGTTCGAGGAGTGGCAGCGCCGGCCGGAGGTCACTGGGCGCCGCGACTGGCAGAACTGCCAACGCGTCGTCGCACGCACGAAGTTCCGCGACGGCGAGTGCTTCGCGCAGCGCCTCGCCGGCGGCATTGCTTCGCTCGACCACGGCACGCGAGTGCCGTACAGCGTGGAGCTGATCGAGCCCGACCTCGTCCCATTCGAGTTCACCGACGTGTCGCGCGGCATTCAGAACAGCTGCGAGCGCAACGAGTGGGGAGCCGTGCGCGCGTGGCACGTCTTCAAGCGCCATCCGGGCGAGTTCGTGCAACTGCCGACGCTCGGCGATGTGAAGCGCATCCCTGTCGAGCGCATGCTGCAGGTCGCCGAGCTGGGCCGCATCGGACAGTTGCGCGGCGTCACGCCGTATGCCGCGGTGATCAACCGCATCGAGGACATCAAGGACTACGAGGAGTCCGAGCGCGTCGCCGCCAAGATCGCCGCGCGCATGGGCCCGTACATCAAGAAGATCGCGCCGACCGACGAGGGCTACACCCCGAACGTCGATGCTGAGGGCAAACAAGTGCCGCGGTCGCTCTCGTGGGAAGTGGGCCAGATCTACGACCAGCTCTCGGTCGGCGAAGAGATCGGGATGATCGACACGAACCGGCCGAACCCGAACCTGATCAACTTCCGCAACGGCCAGCTGCGCGCCTTCGCGGCGGGCATCGCCGCGAGCTACTCGAGCGTCAGCCGCAACTACGAGGGCACCTACAGCTCGCAGCGGCAGGAGCTGGTCGAGACGTGGGTGCACTACGCCGTGCACACCGATGACTTCGTCGGGCAGTTCATTCGCCCCGTGATCGAGGACTTCATCACCGCGGCGCATCTGTCCGGCGTCGCGCCGAAGCCAAAAGACCTGAAGCCCGGTACCGAGTTCGATGTGCTCTACCTCGCGCCTTCGATGCCGTGGATCGATCCGGCGAAGGAAGCGATCGCGTGGCTGACGCTGGTGAAGGCCGGCTTCGCGAGCGAGGTCGAGGTCATCCGCAAGCGTGGCCAGAGCCCGGAGTCTCTGATCGAGCAGGTCGACCTCTGGCGGAAGAAGTGCGCGGCGAAGGGGCTGACGTTCGACAGCAATGCCGCGCTCGAACTGCTGCTCAAGGCGCAGGCGGCGGATCCGAACCTCTCAGGCGACCAGCGCGCGCAAGCGGCTGCCGCGGCTCGTCGCAGGCCGGAGTAGTTGCTCGCAAAGCCCCCCTAGTTTTGCGAGCGCTGGTCGCGGTGCAATCCGTTCCCATGAACAAGCCTGCCTGGTACAGCATTCGACGCCACAGCGCAGTTGCAGCCGCCGTCCTCGCGACGGCGCTGGCCGCCGGTCAGGAACTTCCGAAGAGCAGCGCCGAGATCCTGATCTACGGCGACATCGGCGAGAGCTGGTGGTCGGAGTCGGTGTCGGCCGGCACCTTCGTTCGTGAGCTCGCCGCGCTCGATGTCGACGCCGTCACGGTCCGGATCGCCAGCATCGGCGGCTCGGTGCCCGACGGCATCGCGATCTACAACGCGATGAAGCGCCACAAGGCGCACATCACGACCGTCGTCGACAGCATGGCGCTGTCGATCGCCAGCCTGATCGCTTGCGCCGGCGACACCCGCCAGATGGCCGAGAACGCGACGTTCATGGTGCACGCGCCCTGGACTGTCGCCGCCGGCAACGCGGTCGAGCTGCGCGAGTGCGCCGACATGCTCGACACGTGGGCCGGCGCGATGAGCACCAGCTACGCCGCCGCGACCGGCGAGACCGCCGCGCAGGCGCTGACGCGCCTCACCGACGGCAAGGACCACTGGTACACGGCCGAAGAAGCGAAGGCCGCCGGCTTCATCAGCGAAGTCGTCAGCGCCGCGCCCGTCGCTGCGATGGCCGGCTTCGACCTCAGCAAGTTTCACAACGTCCCCGCCGCAGTCCAAGCGCGGCTCGCCATTCGGCCTCCCGCCGCTGCGGCCCCGGCCGCTCCCAATCCCCCCACGGAGAACAACCTCATGGACCCGAAAGAAGCCGCAGCCGCAGCCCAGAAGCAACAGGAAGCCGTCGACGCCGCGCGCGCCGAGGGCGCCAAGGCAGAAGCGCAGCGCCGCACCGATGTCGCCGCGGCCTTCAAGCCGTTCGCGAAGCACGAAGGCATGGCCGAGCTCGAGGCCGCAGCCGTCGCCGACCAGAACGTGACCGCCGCGGTCGCGAACCAGCGAATCCTCGCGCAGATGGCCAAGGGCGCCACCTCTGCCGCCGGCTCGCACACCATCGAGACCACCGAAGACGAGCGCGACAAGCGCGTCGCCGCCGGCTCGCTGGCGCTGATGGCTCGCGCCGCAATCATGGGCAAGGACGGCAAGCGCGTCACCGCCGGCGACAGCAATCCGTTCCGCGGCATGACGCTGCTCGACATGGCGAAAGCCAGCCTCGCGCGCGCCGGCGTCCGCATGGACGGCATGGACAAGATGCAGATCGTTGCGGCCGCGTTCACGCAGGGCACCAGCGACTTCCCGGTGCTGCTCGAGAACACGATGCACAAGACGCTGCAGGCGTCCTATGCGATCGCCCCGGACACGTGGTCGCGCTTCTGCCGCCAAGGCACCGTCAGCGATTTCCGCGCGCACCCGCGTTATCGCACCGGCAGCCTGTCGAATCTGGACGCGGTCAGCGAGCTGAACGAGTTCAAGAACAAGACGATTCCGGACGGCGAGAAGTCGACCATCACGGCGACGACCAAGGGCAACATCATCAACCTTTCGCGTCAGGCGATCATCAACGACGACCTGGGCGCCTTCGTCGGCATGGCCGCGTCGCTGGGTCGCGCTGCGAAGCGCACCGTCGAGTCAGACGTCTACGCGACGCTGGCTCTGAACGGCGGCCTCGGCCCGACTCTGGTGGACGGACTCACTCTGTTCCACGCCACGCACGCCAACATCACCACCGCGGCCGCGCTCACGATGCTCGCCATCGACGCCGACCGTGTCGCGATGGGCAGCCAGCTCGACGTGGGCGGCAACGACTTCCTCGCGCTCGCGCCGAGGGTCCTGCTGATCCCGCTGTCGCTCGGTGGCACCGCGCGCTCGATCAACCAGGCCACCTACGACCCGGACACGGCGAACAAGCTGAATAAGCCGAACATCGTCAAGGACCTGTTTGCCGACATCGTCGACACGCCGCGCCTGACCGGCACGCGCCGCTACCTGTTCGCCGACAAGGACGAGGCACCGGTGCTCGAGGTCGCGTTCCTCGACGGAAACATGGAGCCGTTCCTCGAAGCCGAGATGGGCTTCGATGTCGACGGCTCGCGCTGGAAGGTGCGCCTCGACTACGGCGTCGCCGGCATCGACTACCGCGGCGCGATCACCAACGCCGGCGCCTGATCGCCTGACCTTCAACCGGAGCTGAAATGAACACCTTCATCCAAGAGGGCGATGTCCTCAACCTCGACCCCGGCGCCACCGTGGCGGCTGGCATCGGCAAGCTGTTCGGCGCGGCGCTGTTCGGCGTGGCGCTGGTCGACGCGGTCAGCGGCACGCCCTCCGCGTTCCGCACGCGCGGCGTCGTCACGATCGGCAAGACCTCGGCGCTCGCCATCGCGATCGGTGACCGCCTGTTCTGGGACGCGACCAATAAGGTCGTGAACAAGACCAGCACGGCGCAGCAGTGCGTTGGCGTCGCGGTAGAGGCGGCAGCTAACCCGTCGTCGACCGTGAAGATGAAGATCGGCCAGTACCTGCCGGTCGCGACCTGATCCATCGACGCCCGTGGTCACGCCGTTCGCCGCCCTCGAAACTCGCCTCGGTGCTCGCACCGCGGCGATGCTCGCCGACGCCACGCTCAGCGCGGGCGACTTGGCGGTCGACGGCATCCTCGATCAGGCGAACCTCGAGCAGGGCGGCCTGATGGGTCGTCGCACGCAGTTCGTCTGCGCCAGCGACGATCTCGAAGGCACGACGTTCGAAGAGGACGACCCGGTCACGATCACGAAGAACGCCGTCGCCACCGACTACCTGGTCGCGATCGCGCCCAGCGTCGAAGGTGGGCAGACCCGCATCGACCTGAAGCGGAGCACCTGATGGTCGCCGCCCAGCAAATCGTCGCAGCGATCGTCGCCCGCCTGGTCGCCGCTGGCACCGACGCCGGCGCGAACGTCTTCAGCGACCGCCTGTGGCCGCTCGACGAGTCGAAGCTGCCGGCCTTCCGCGTCTACGAGGAAAACGACGACATCGCGATCGAGACGATCCACTGGCCGCA